GTTTACCTCGACTATATGTGGCAGGACAATCGCGCCCGTGGAGAACAGTTCGACAACAAACTCATCGAGGTCTTCGCCTCTTTGCGTAGACGCAACATTCGCGTGCGCGCCCTATCAGATGAAGTGGAGATGGGCGGTAAGCGCGGGGTCTACAAGCAGCATCTGGAGCAACTTCTCACCGGAGCCGGATTCCGCCTTCCTGAGATTTTTCAGTGGAATCGTGGTGGCACCAAGAAGGATGTGCGCATCCGCGAGGCCGCGGGTTACTGGCTTGATGACTACGTGCGCATCTTCAGTGACTGTCCGCACATTGAAGACCTGAAGTGGCAGATGACCCGCATCGGCCGCTCTCAGTTCGACGATCTCGCTGACCCGGCGGCTGATGTGTTCCGCCCCGAAATCTGGAGTGGACGTTCGTCCTTCGATCATGATGTTCAACCACCGACCCCTCTGCAGCCTGGAGATGAGGTGCTGAAGCAGCAGATCAGCCGTCAACTTTTCCCTGAACGGCACGGTATGACGTTCGAAGACCTGTTCCCTGAAGAACAAGAAAGGGCACCCTATGGAAACGGGGAAGAGCAGTCCCCCGGCCCGTGGTAAACCACACGTCGTCGTCTTTGATCTCGAAACCAATAAGCTCGCCGACGAGGTGGGAGGATGGGATGCCCTTCGCGCAGGTGCTGGTGGCATTTCGTGTCTTGTGGTGTGGGATTCGATCACGAATCACCACAACGTCTACACGACTGAAACTCTGGAAATGGCGGCCCTGCACCTCGAAGCTGCCGATGTCGTCATCTCCTACAACGGGCTCGGTTTCGACATCCCCGTCCTCGAAGGCTGCATTGGACGAAGAGTGGAGACGAAGGCTCACCTGGATTTACTCCGACTGATCTGGCAGGCTACCACACTCCGAAAGGGGAACGGCCTCGATGAAGTGGGCCGTCGCACGCTTGGGAGAGGAAAGGTAGGCCACGGTCTTTCGGCTCCCAAGCTCGCGGCTCAGGGGCGGTGGGAGGAACTCATCACCTATTGTGCGGGCGACGTATTTCTCACGCGGGACCTCGCGCGTTTCGTTCACGAGCACGGCGGCGTCATCGACCAGCATCAGGACTTGCTACGCCTGCACGTTCCTCTAGCAGCCTCCGATTGGGAGCTTTGAGGTCACATGCCACTCGACAACATCACCCCGCAGCCCGAGCCGACAATGTACGCCTATCGTGACCAGTTGATTGGCATGGTACGCGATCGGCGTGAGGCATCGGACCGCTACGGCAAAGGTTTCCGTATGAAGTTGCCTCGCCTGTACGATCTATGGCGTGGCGTTTACACCGGGAACCACATGCCCACGAAGAACAACGTTCATATTCCAATGATTTACAGTGCGATCTGGTCGGACGCTGCTCGCAAGATGGCGACCTCGTTCTCCTCGTTCCCGGCGCTTTCGTTCCGGGGATTCGGTGAGGATGACGCCCACGTCTCGCGCAAGCATGAATCGATCGTGGATGCGCAGCTTCGTGACGCCCGCTGCATCGAGAAGGAACTGGTGACGTTTGTCGGCGGCGATCTCTACGGTACCGCGGTCTCGCAGTTGTATTGGGACCACAAGGAAGAGGTTCAGTCCCGCACCGACTGGAAGAGCAAGCCCATCTCAGGTGAGCGTGTTCGTCAGATCATGCGCGAGCGCGTGACCACCTTCGACGGGCCGAATTATCGGAACGTGGACCTGCTCGACTTCTACCCGTGCCCGAACTTTCGCAGCGTGTTCGATATGCCGTGGGTGATTGTCCGGTACTATCTCGACATCGACGAAGTGGAGTTCATGGCCTCGGAAGAGGGCGGGAACGTCTTCGACATGGGCGAGGTCCAGCGCCTGAAGCGCGAGGGCTCGATGGCGCGCGGGCGCAACGACGAGATGCTTCTGCGCCGGTTTGAGAGCCGTACTGGCTTCACCGATTCAAACCGCTTCATGGACAAATGGAGCCGGCCGATCGAGATCATCGAGATGTGGGGCCGCATTCCGCGGTCACTCGCTGGCCCGATGGGTACCACGAACGTGGTCATCTCGGTGGCGAACGACAACTTCCTGTTGCGTGCGACCGGGAACCAGTTCCATCACCAGATGAAGCCGTTCCTGGTACACCAACCGACGCCTGATCCGCACTACTTCTACGCTCCCGGCAAGGCCGAGGTGGCCGAGAAGTTGCAGGTCACAATCAACCGGATCGTCAACCAGCTTCTGGACGCGGGTGACCTCGTTATCCACCCGATGTTCATGTACAACCGCAACAAAGGGGTCAACACCCGCAACCTCATCGCCGGTCCCGGGCGAGTGTTCGGCACCGACGGGGACCCGCGCGAAGCTCTCGCGCCCGTGCCGTTCGACATGCGTGGAATGCAGATCGGAGCAGGCCAAATCGAGATGCTCTGGCGCTTCCTTCAGATGGGCTCCGGTGTACAGGAAGACACCATCATGGGCCTTATGGGCGCTGGCGGGAGTGATCGTCAGACGGCCCGGGAGTTCCTCGGTCGCCGCGAAGCGTCGGGGACCCGACTGATGCTGGAGTCGGTGATGTATGAGCACACGTACCTCGAACCGATGGGCAATATGTTCATGTCCATGAACCAGCAGTTGCTGGAGGTTCCTCGCGAGGTGCTGATCCTCGGTGACGCAGCGAAACAAGACCCGGTAACGGGCGAAGACATTCCGGTCTCTCGGGAGACGGTGAACGGGTGGGACCTGGTGCGATCCTATTCGGCCCGGGCGCTCGGGAGCACGATGTCGATTTCGAAAACTGCTCGGCAGCAAACGGACCTTCAAGTATTCCAGATTCTTGCAAGTTCACAGCCGTATGTGGCCGGCGCAGTCAATCTGGTGAACTTCTTGCGTCAAATGTTTAGAAACCTGGACTACCCTAATGTCAATGAATTTTTGAGGAAAACTCCTCAGTTGGAGGAGATTCTCGCACAACGTGGGATGCAAGGTGGTGTTGGTTCCGTACCAGAGAGCGGCAATCTTGCAGCCATTGCTGGCCTTGCTGGAAATGCCGGTGCGAGTCCTGTTGGAGCCATGCAGGGATCAGTTAGTTGAGACCGCATACTGAAAGATACCAGGCCAAAAATCGTGTTTTAATTAACGGCCTGAAGAATGTTCCGTGTGCAGACTGTGGTCTTCGATACGATCCTTGGATCATGGATTTTGATCATGTTCGAGGAGAGAAAATCAAGAACATCAGTCAGATGCTCGGTTGGCCTCCCGATAAAATCATCGCAGAGGCTTCAAAATGCGATGTAGTTTGTGCGAACTGTCATCGTGCTCGCACGAAAAAGAAAGGACAAAATGGGCGACGGCGTTCAACTCTATCCTGAGGTGATCGAGGCCATCCGGCAGTTCGTCTACTCCGATGCATGGGAGAGGTTCTACAAACCAGCCCTCTTGAACATGAAAGAGGAGTGGGCGAATCGTCTCATGGACCCGAGTGCCGAACGCAAGAATCAATACCCCGACGATTACATTCGTGGCTGTTTTGCCACAATCGATGTCTTCCTGAATCTCCCGGTGGCGCTCATCTCTGAGCACGATGCCGAACTGGAGCGTCAGGATCGCGAACGGGTCGAATCTCGTGGATACGAGGGACGAGCCGCCGCCGGCCAAGTCGGGCCGTACTCCGACCCTGGATCGACTCCAGAAAGGTAACCAATGGCTGACGAAGTGAAATCCCCTGCTGAAGTGCGTGCTGAAATGTCGCGTGCCTTACTTGTGCAAATGGCTGCCGCAGGCGACCAACAGACTCGTGACAATGCGAATATCGCACTTCAAGCCCAGGGTCTCGGACCGAATGGCCAGCCTCTTACGGCTGCGCCCGCTCCGACGCCTGCACCTACGCCGGCAGTTACCGCTCCGGCCCAACCTACAGCAACTCCTGCGCCTCAGCCCACAGCGTCGCCCGCTGCGGTGCCGAGTGATGCAGCCTTCGAAGGGCTCCGTGATGCCAACGGGCTCATCTTTGGAAAGTATCGCAGCGTCGAGGAAGCGAAACGCGGCTATTTCAATGCCGTCAACACGCTCTCCTCGACGACGGACGAACTCGTCCGGTTGAGGAACCAGCAGGCCAGCGGCCAACCCGCTGCGCCCGCCACACTCCCGGGTTCTGCGCCCGGTGATGCTCCGCGGGTCAACCCCACGCAGCGTCAGTTCGATGTCCAAGCGGAGATCGACAAGTTGGTGAGGAGTTCCGAGGAGAGTGGTCAACTCGATCCGCAGGCTCTGATGTCGCTCGTCTCTCGTGTCGCGACGACTGCTGCGTCCGCTGCCGCCTCTGAGGCGGTTGAGGCGCACATCACGCCGATGCGTGCGATGGCGGAAGCGGAGACCTACATGCGGACGACCTACCCGGATTCGGTGAATCACGCCCAAGAACTTGGGATTTTCGTGAAGACCGATCCGACGGTTGGCCCGACCGTTCAGGCGCTCATGAATGCCGGTCAGTACAAGGCGGCGTTCGAGTATGCCTGGAACACCTACACCGTGAAGAACGGTCTGGCGGTCGAGCGCGGGATGGATGCCAACGCTCAAATCGCGGAGGAGGAAAGGCAGAAGGCGCGAGCCGCTGCTGGCTTCTCCGGCTCACCCAACACCGGGGTCCATGCTGTTGTGCCGGACCCGAATCGTCGTCTGACCGCTGAAGAGATTGCGGCTCTCAATGAGCACTCGAAGACGGATCAGGGGGCACTTCGCCGGCGCGTGATGCTTGGACAATTCCTGCCGCCCGAGTGGCGTACCTGGGAAAACCAGGGCCAGTAGGGGGCAAGAGGGTAACACTCAGTGGCTACCATCGGAAATGTTGGAACTTATCTCTACGATTCGTATGCGTGGACGAGTTCCAACACCCAGGACCTTGTGGATTTCATCGCGAACATCGATCCCGATGAGACTCCGCTCACGGTTCTGCTCGGCAAGACCCGCAGCCGGTCCACGATTCATCAGTGGCAGACGGACGAGCTTGCGGCAATCAGCACCAGCGGTCTCGTGGAAGGTGCGGACTTCAGTCTCGACACCCTCACGGCTCCGACCCGTGTGCTGAACCAGTGCCAACTCTTCGGAAAGGACATCGCGGTTACCGAGGATCAGCGGATGGAAAATCCGGCTGGTTTCGGCGACGCCATGACCTACCAGTTGGAGAAGGGCACGAAGGAAACCATGCGGAACATCGAGGCCACGCTGATGGCCGACCTGTCCGCGACGACCGGTGCTTCTGGCACGGGCCGTGTGATGAAGACGCTGGAAGACTTCATCACGACCACCGTCTATGACGGTTCTGACCTCCACGGCGTCACTGGTGATTCCACGCACGCTGGCGTGTTCAACGCCAACGACGTGAATCAGATTCTGAACGACGCCTGGGATCAGGGCGGCAAGACGGACCTCATCGTTGCTGACGGTGCCTACAAGCGCCAGTTCAGCGCGCTGACGACCAGCAACACCCGGAACATCCTCGCGGAGGCCAAGAAGGTCGTCGTGGGCGTGGACGTGTACGACTCGGACTTCGGGCTCATCCCGATCCAGTTGAACCGCTACTCCCCGCAGTCGGCCAACACGGCTTCGGCTTCGGCCAACGCGACCGACGTGTCGGGTCGAATCTGGTTCCTCCAGCGGTCGCTCGTGCGGCTCGCGTGGTTCCGTCCTCTCGGCTTCCGGCCGATGGGCACCCGCGGCGACAGCACCGCCGGGCAGATTCGTGCCTCGGTCACGCTCGAAGTGGCGAACGAGAAGGGTCTCGCCGTCATGACGGGTGTCAACAACAAGTCGGCTAATACGTAACCGACGGAGTGATGGCGGGGGGCTTCGGCCCCCTGCCCGCTCACTCACAGGAGATTCAATGCCGCGATACTATGGTCCGGTTCGGCCCGTTTCGCCCGCTGCGAACGATCCGATCACTCCAATCAACATTCCGCCGGTGCTGCCGGGGAACGAGCCGCAGGGTTACCCCGAGGCTCCCTACCCTGGTGATCTGACCGCGGGTGATGGTGCCTCTCGGGGCTTCCGTCCTGCCCCCAAGACCACGGGTTACTCGATCAACGTGCCGATGCCCGACAACAAGGGACCTCGCTCCAACGCCGCTGGCGATGGGAAGAATGGGATGGCGGGCTAATGGCAGACAAGAAATACGACCACATGGGAGATCAGTCGGGCCAGCCGGTGAACTACAAGTTCAACAAGGCACTCGATGACTCCGTGAAGGCGCAATTCCAGCCGATGTTCAACCCGGAAGGAGAGCAGATCGTCATGGAAGGCGCGTTCAAAGCTCGGCGTGATGCGCAGATGAAGCGCAGGAAAGCGCAAGGTAAGTGATGGCCTCGCACAAGGCACCCTGGGGACCGGTGGAAGCACGGATGATGGAGGAGATTTTTGCTCCTGAAATCCTGCGCCACCAAGTCCCGGGTATGGCTGAAGTCCTCGACGGGGCTGCCCATCTTCGCGCCATGCACGAGGAGATCGGCACTCTCGCCAAGTATCATGGCGCTGGTGGTGGTGCAGGTGGCTTCACGCACGACCACTCGATGCAGGTCACGAGCAAGATCGACACCAACATCATGGTCATGCTCGAAGAGCTTCATGAAGCCAGTTGCCAATGCCGGAAGGGTCTTTGGGGTCCTGAAGGGCACAAAGCATGGTACTATCACTGGTTGAACGGTCCGGGGAAAGCCCACGACGTTCGTGGGAAAATCATCCTCTAGCAGAAAGGTTGGCCCTCTGTGGATTCTCGTCCGACCCCCGCTGAGTTCGGGGTCTATGCTTTCGGCCACTTCACCGAGCAACTGGCGGCTCGTTACTATCGTCTAATCGTCCCGTTGGCGGCGCTCCATGACCGTGGTCTCGCGAACATCTATCTCGATGATGGAAAGGTGCGCCGCGACTACGCCATGCAGGTCATGTCGGGATCGCACATCGCTCTCTCATGGAACCTGAGCGGCGACGTGGGCATCGACACTGCCCGCAGTTTCAGAGAGCACATGAAGCCGATCATGAAGAACGGGGCACTCCTGATTCCGCCTGCCTACGTGCTGGATATGGACGACGCTATCGAGTACGTCAACCCGA